TGCTGGATTCTCCCCCCTGAGAAAAAACCGAGGTCAGACGGGGTGCCGGGTGACCTCCCAACAGGCGCGATGTGTGCCGGTTGCTAGGCTCTTGCGCAACTCATTGCCTAAATTTGACACATGTTGACACGCTTTGACACTCAATGACACTCAATGAAACATGATGAAGCTCGAAAGATGTGATATCAGTATAATGTCGGGTTCATCCCGACGCATGAAATGCGTCCCCACGAGGCCGGGAAGGGCGATGCCCCCCGGCCTCTTTGCGTCGGGATGGGACCGCCAATGTCGAACAATCCGAGGTACGGCTGCTTCAACGAGCGCGTGAAGCTCAGGAAGCGCCTGCGTGCCATGGGCATCACCCGCTGCATGAACCCCAAGTGCGGGTGCGTGCTGGACTGGGACCACCCCTACAGGCAGAACAGCGCGGAGATTGACGAGATTGTCCCGATATCCAAGCTGCCCAAGGAGATGCGTGCGCGTGCCGCCATAGACCCGCGCAACGTGCAGGTGCTATGCCGCAAGTGCAACCGCACCAAGTCCAACAAGCTCAACTGGGACGGCGGCGGTGGCGGGCGCAAGCCGCCCGAGTTCGAGACGCCGCCCTCCCCCGTCGATTGGTTCTCGTGATGGACGAGCAGGCAAAGAGGATACGCAGGCGTCTCACCGCGTTCGTCACGCCGGAGGACGTCGCCGCGTCCGAGGGCATCACGATGGCCGAGCTTGACGCGCTGTGCTCCATCGAGTTCGGGCTTTCGCTAGAGCAGGCCACCAAGCGGTTCGCCGCCGAGGGGCGTGCGCAAATCCTAGAGGCTCAGGTCGCCGCCGCCATGGACGGCTCCAACCAGATGCTCACCCTGCTGGGCCAGAGGTATCTGGGGCAGGGAGACGACGTGAACCCGGCACAGGAGGGAGGCACGGCGCTTGCAGACGTCCTCACCCTCCTCGACGGGTCGCCGGATAGGAAGTCAAGAGCCTCGCGTTAGGGTCTGCCCCGAGTGGGTGACGACCTACGGCGACGCCGCGTCGAGGCTTGCGGACGCCTACGCCTACCCGCTCGACCCGTGGCAGCGCGACGTGCTCGACTGCTGGCTCGCGCGTGACGCGGACGGTCGCCCGGTAGCCGTGACGTGCGGCCTAGACATGCCCCGGCAGAACGGCAAGAACTACTGCATCGAGATATTCGAGATGTTCGTGGCGGTCGCCCTCAACTGGCACGTGCTCCACACGGCCCACGAGGTCAAGACCTCCATGAAGTCGTTCGAGCGCGTCTGCTCGTATTTCAGCGGCCCCAACTCGACGCCCGAGATGCGTGCGATGGTCTCTAGGATTCGCCGCGCCAACGGGCAGGAGGCCGTGATTCTCAAGAACGGCGGCATCATCGAGTTCTCGGCACGCTCCCGTCAGGCGGCGCGTGGCTTCGACGACATTCAGGTGGTCGTGTTCGACGAGGCTCAGGAGCTTACCCCCGAGCAGGTCGACGCGCTGCTGTCGACGCTCGCCGCGTCCTCCACCGGGACGCGCCAAATCATCTACACCGGCACGCCCACGCCCCCCAACTCCCCCGGCACGGTGATGCAGCGGACGAGGGAGCGTGCGCTCCTCGGCGAGACCAAGGCTTGTTGCTGGCACACGTGGTCGGTGGAGCGGCCCCCGGAGCTTACCGCCCGGTTCGAGGACGTGCTCGACGACGTGTACGCGACAAACCCGGCGATGGGCATACGGCTGGACGAGGACTTCGCCGCGCAGGAGTTCGGCACCATGCTGGTGGACGGCTTCGCACGCGAGCGCCTCGGCTGGTGGCTCACGCTGGACGAGCAACACCTGCTCGCCAAGTCGGACTGGATGGCGTGCGCGGTCGACTCATACGACCGCGAGGGGGCCAAGGTCGCCCTCGGGGTCAAGTTCGCCACGGACGGGTCATGCGCGTCGCTCTCGCTCGCCGCCTACCACGGCGACGACAAGCCGTACATACAGCTCATGCGCGTGGGCGAGGGGCGCGACGGCACGGACTGGCTGGCAGAGCGGATAGAGGCCCTGCGCGACGTGGCCTCGTGCGTCGTCATAGACGGCATGTACGGGCGCGACGTGCTGGTCAACGAGCTTACGAGGAACAAGCGGTTCCCCAAGAAGGGGATTGTCTGCCCGTCCTCGAACGACGTGGCGACCGCAGCCTCGATGCTCAAGCAGCGGGTGGACACCCACCAGCTGCAGTGGTTCAGGAACCAGAGGAGGTTGGAGTCGTCGGCAATGGGCGTCGAGCGACGTCGCATCGGCGACCGTGGCGCGTGGGGCTTCGGAGGCGACGACCCCACGCCGGTGGAGGCGTGCAGCCTAGCGCTGTTCGGGCTGCTCACTAACAAGAGGGACGTCAACCGGAAGCTAAGGGTCGGGTGATTCGATGCCCAGTTACGAGAACGTCGTGGACCCGTCCATCGGGCGCATCTACGACGCGACCAACCTGACGGAGGAGGACGCGGACCGGCTGTACAGGCTGGTCACCGTGCTCCACAGGAAGCGGCCAAGGAACAGGCTGCGACGAGACTTCTACCACATGCACGTCAACGTGCAGAATATCGGCATCGCGTTGAGCGCCGAGATGCTGGACAAGATTAGGGTCGCCTGCTCGTGGCCTGCCAAGGCCGTGGACGTGCTGGCCCAGCGCTCAATCCTCGACGGGTTCGTGTTCGAGTCCGGCGCGGAGGACGAGCACATGCAGCGCATCCTGCTCGACAACCGCATGGCCCAGAAGTACCCGATGGCCGCTGTGTCGGAGGGCATCTGCTCGGGCATGATGTGGACGCTGTCGCGCGGCAGGGTTGGCCGCTCCAACGTGCGCATCAAGACGCACAGCTTTGAGACGTCCGCTGGCATCTGGGACGGCAACGAGGAGCGCCTTGAGTGCGGCATGGCGATAATCTCCAACCGGGACTTCACGCCTTGGGACATGCAGCTCGGGCACGCGCCCGACGTGGTCAACCTCTACACGCCCGAGGCCACGGTGGTCCTGCGCCGCTCGGTCGACGGCAAGAGGTGGGACGCAGAGTACCACCGGCACAACATGGGCAGGCCGCTCATGGAGCCGATGTGCTTCGCTCCCTCGATGGACAGGCCGTTCGGCAAGTCCCGCATCTCCCGTGCGGTCATGGGCATCACCATGAGCAAGCTGCGCGAGGACTGCAGGTCCGAGATTTCAGCCGAGTTCTTCACCACGCCACAGAAGTTCCTGCTCGGCGCGGACGAGGACGCCTTCGACATGGACCGCTACCAAGCCTACATCGGCAACATCTTCCTAGCGTCCAAGGACGAGGACGGCGACGTGCCGCAGTTCGGGCAGCTCACGCAGGGTTCCATGCAGCCGCACGTCGACTACGCACGCTCGCTGGCCGCGCAGTTCGCAGGCGAGACGGCAATCCCGCTCCACTCGCTCGGCGTCGTGTCCGACAACCCGGACAGCGCCGAGGCAATGCAGATGGCGGAGCGAGACCTCGTGCAGCTCGCGGAGCAGATGAACCGTGGCAACGGCGAGTCGCTGCGCAACGTGGCGCTCATGGCTATGGCGCTCGACAAGGGCGCGATGGCCTCCATCGACGACCTCGACGACGACGAGTACAGCGTCATGGTCAAGTGGCACAACCCGTCCATGCCCTCCATCGCGGCGACCGCCGACGCATGGCAGAAGGCAGCGAGCGTGGCACCGTACATCGCCGAGACCGAGGAGTTCCTTGAGGGGCTTGGCATCGACCGCGCCACGCGCCGCAGGATGCTCAACCAGAAGCGCGTCATAGACGGTCGCTCGTTCATGGAGGCAAGCATTGGCAACGATACCCAGAGCGGCGACGCAAGCCTACTACGAGCAGATGAAGGCCGAGAGGGACTCGGCACGCGAGTACGTGTCGGCGGCGTTATTGGCACTGATGGGGCAGAACCTTCCGGTAGCCTCGTTGAGGGATAGGGCGATTGAGCTAATCGCCTATGCGGTGAGTCGGTGGGGCGAGCGTGCAGCCGCCGCTACCGTCGACTACTTCGACGAGACGATGGCCGCGTCCGGTGCCGACATTCACGCCACCATGCCGACTGGCATATACAGCCGGGACGAGATTGAGCGCATCGGCCACTATCAGGCCGGGAAGCTCACCAAGGGCGACACTGACGGGTTCGTAGACCAGATATCGCAGAGCGCCGGGTTCCTCGTGTATCAGGCGGGGCCGCGCACCATGTTCTACCAAGGTGGGCGCGGCGTGAACGGCAACGACGTCAACGTCGAGGCCGTGGAGCAGTACGCATACGTCAACGGGGCCAAGCCGCGCTCGGACTACGAGGTGAGGTTCCAGCGTTTGCCGCAGGGCCTTGAGACATGCGACTTCTGCCTGATGCTGGCGAGCCGTGGTGCCGTCTACCTGTCCAAGGAGAGCGCCGGAGGCGACGACCCGGACCACTTTCACCGTGGCTGCGACTGCCTCATCGTCGCCGTCCTTTGCCATAGCGAGGGAGGCTCGCTCGTGGCCGACACGTCCTTTGAGGGATACGACACCACCGAGATGTACGACCTTTGGCAGGACTGGAAGAAGGTCACCGCCAAGTACGCAGGACCGGGGTCTGCGACCCCGGAGGTGAGGGCGCGGATGGCCGAGGAGAAGCTCGACCTCATGGAGCGCCGACTCGGTCGCCGTGGTTGGTGACCGACACAAGTGGAGACGAGGCCCCGCAGACGTGCGGGGCCTTCTCATATCGAACGGGGCCGCACGGCCCAAGCCTATCACCCGCACGGGGGAAGGAGCAGGAATGGACAACGAGAACCAGCAGGCAGAGGACGTGACCCAGCAGGAGCCGCACGGCACCGAGCCGGACTACAAGGCCCTCTACGAAAAGACGCTTGCGGAGTCGCGCAAGTGGGAGGAGCGCTCGAAGGCCAACAAGAAGCAGCTCGACGCACTTGGCAGCAAGGGCGGCGAGGACGTCTCGGCCCAGATTAGCGAGCTTTCCCAGCAGCTCAAGGAGCTAAAGGACGAGCGCGACAAGCTGCAGCACCAGAACGACCTCCGCACGTGGGCAGACGAGGTCGCCGCCGCGACGCACGTCCCGGCGAGCGTTCTCCGAGGCTCCACCAAGGAGGAGATGCAGCAGCACGCGCAGGCGCTCGTGGCAGCTGGCTTCACTGGCAAGTCCGTCCCTGACGGCGGGGAGCCGGGAGGCACCCCCGGAATCACGCGCGAGCAGATTGAGTCGACCAAGAGCGCACTTGAGCGCGTCCGTCTGCGAGCGCAGAACCTAGACCTCTACAAGTAAGGAGAACCACATGGCTATGACGCCCAACACCATCGTCGCCGCAGACGTGGTCGAGTCCCTGAACATCGAGTTCAACTCCAACTTCGAGAAGCAGATTTACGACTTCATCGGTCGCCTCGGCCTTGAGGAGCCGCAGGTCATGGCCGCTGGCACCGCGCTGTACCAGCTCACCGTCACCGGTGCCCTGAACAACGCCGCCACCGCCGACTCCTCCTCGGGCACCGCCTACGTCGAGGGCGACGAGGTCGCGCTGTCGCACTACGCCGTCTCCAAGACGCCCGTGGGCGAGCTTGCCTTCAAGCCCTACCGCAAGCGCACCACCGCCGCCGCCATCCAGAAGGGCGGCTACGAGCAGTCCGTCCTGCGCACCGACCGCGAGATGCTGAACGACCTCCGCACCCAGCTCCTCGGCGGCTTCTTCACCTTCCTGACGGGCAACGCCTCGGCCTCCACCGCCACCGGTCAGGGCCTGCAGGCGTGCCTCGCCCAGATGGACGCCAAGATGAACGACCTGCTTGAGACCAAGGGCTTCGCGGCCTCGCGCACCGTCCGCTTCGTCAACCCCTACAACATCGCCGACTACATCGGCACCGCCAACGTCGGCCTCGCCGAGCTGTACGGAATGCAGTACCTGCAGAACTTCCTCGGTGCCACCGACATTGTCGTGACCAACAAGGTCACCAAGGACGAGGTCTGGATGACCCCCGTCTCCAACATCCGCCTGTTCGCCGCCGACTTCGGCGAGCTTTCGCGCGGTGGCCTGTCCTACACGGTCTCCGACCACGGCATCATCGGCGTGACCCACGAGGTCAACTACGCCCGCGTCTCCACCGAGACCCACGTCCTGTCTGCCCTCACCATGATGAACGAGTACGCCGACCTCGTGGTCAAGGGCACCATCACCGCCTAGTAGGGAGGTGCCGCATGAAGGCAGAGGTTATCAGCTCGTTCCATGACCGCCTCGACCCGTCCGCCTGCTATCAGGTTGGCGACGTCTACGAGGGCGACGAGGAGCGAATCATCGAGCTTGCGGACGGCGGCTACGTCGTGGCAATCGAGGAGGAACCCAAGCCCAAGCCCAAGCGCACCACGCGCAAGCGCACCACCAAGGAGTGATGCCGATGGAGCCGTTCGCAACCATCGAGGACTTGGAGGCGCGTTGGCGCACGCTCACCGAGGACGAGCAGGCGCAGGCCGAGACCACGCTGCTCGACGCGACGGCATTCATCACCGCCGAGATGCGCCGCTACCACGTGCCCGTCAACGCGGACGACGAGGTGCAGCACCAGAACCTCGTGACCGTGACCTGCGCCGTCGCCAAGCGCTCGCTGCTCATGGCCTTCGACTCGGGCAACACGCTCACCGGCGTGTCCAAGTATCAGGAGCAGGCCGACGTCTGGAACGCCAGCGTCACGCTCGCCAACCCAATGGGCGACATGTACCTGACCGCGCAGGAGAAGCGCCTGCTCGGAATCGGTCGCGTGCTCGTGCGCACGGCCCTCGTCGCCATGAAGGACATGAGGGGATGTGACGAGGAGCATGGGCCGACTGCCGGGATTTGGACTCCTTAGCGGGGAGCCAGCGACGCTGGAACGCCCTGACGGGACCACCGAGGAGGGCATCGAGGTACTCATCAGGCAGGCAGACCTGTCCGACCAGACGGTCCTCGACGTCCAGACCAAGTTCATCAACCAAGCCCGATACAAGGGCGACGCCGAGACGCTTACGTGCATCTGGCCCAAGTCGCACCCCGAGTCGCTCAGGGACTGCCACGTGTGGGTGAGGGGGAACCGATACCGAGTGTACGGCGACCCCATCGCCCCCACGGGCGGCACCTTGCCGACCCAGTACGACCGCCGCGTCACGCTCAACCGGGCGCTGTACCTGTACACGGTCAAGCTGCTGTCGCC